TGTTTTTCGCCATCCCACATTTTGGTCCCGATGGTCACCTCGACGTGGTCACCCCTTTGAAACTCCTGGACAGTCTTGAGACCTTCAGTCCGGCACATGACTCGACCGTACCGGAAGGGGACCTTGACACGGGTCACCTTATTTTCAATCCTAAATTCGATGTACTTGCGATCGTTCCAGGAGTAGTATGGGGTCTCGACGATGGCTTGAACCATTTATGTTTTAATGGTCATTTACTTTATATTTACTAGGTTAGAACTCAGGGACACGTGGCGCTTCCACGAGCAGCCCCCGCTCAGGGGATGCAGTCGTTTATACTTATTCCGGTGCCCGTCTTGTATGTTCCCGTCGGACAGTTAAGACATTGGTATCCATATCGATATTTATTGAGAGGACAAGTGGTTGGCCTAGGTGTTTGACAAGTGCTCGAGTAATCTGCGTTTATTATAAATCCGCCAGGACAATTGTCCAGTACTGCGCAACGTATTACTCCTGTGAGGCCGTCGGTGCTATCACAATCGATACATTCGTTTCTACTTGTTCCAGTAGTCTGCTTAGTTGTATTCACCGGACAATTAGTACATGTGGTTCCACTGAGATATTGGCCGGCAGGACACTCGGTAGGCGTGATGCCCGGGGGCGATGCAGCAGGAGGGTTGCAAAGGGGGTTGTTAGGTTGCCAAATGCAAGAGATGCAGTGGGTTATACTTGTTCCTGTACCCTCCTTGAATGTATCTACTGGACAATTCGTACAAGTGGTTCCGCTGAGATATTGTGAGGAAGGACACGTGGTAGGCGTTGTAGGCGTGGTAGGCGTTGTAGGCGTGGTAGGCGTTGTAGGCGTGGTAGGCGTGGTAGGCGTTGTAGGCGTGGTAGGCGTGCTAGACGAAGGCACCGTGGTGCAAATGTAGCTTCCGGGGAAAGATGTGGTGCTTGCTGCACAAGGGACGCAGTCTTCTTCGCTCGTTCCAGTACCCTCCTTGTAGGTATTCTCTGCACAATTGGTGCATTTGGTTCCGCTGAGATATTGGCCCACAGGACAGGCGGTTACTCCGCCCTCGTCTCCGCCCTCGGCGTCATCAGCCTGCGGACTTGGACATTTCGATCCAAATTCAGGGCATAGCTTCTTGGAGAAATAGGCACCAACCGTTAAACCTATACACAGCAAACAGCTGAAACAAACCATGACGATAAAAATCATGAACGTGTCGTCGTCCGACTCGGACATTTACATTGCGCTCTATTTTTTTCTAGATACTATTATAATGAGCGAGCGTATTATTATAATCATTGCAATTATAGTAATAGGGTTATCGACAGTGCTCGTGGTGGCCAAGGCCATGCAACAGCCTACACAGACTCCGTTTTCTTTTGATAATATTGGTGAAGCAGGCGTTGCGCGCTCCGAATTTCAAAGTAATATTACTAAAGTGACTAACGAAATGGTTAGTGAAATGAACGCCGCCAAAACCACAAAGACGGTGGACGAACGCATCGCAATTGCAACTATATACAATGACCAGATACACGAGCTACACAAGGGTTTTATAGAATGGTCAGTTCGACATGGGATTCTCTAGCCCGGCCAGCCAGTAAAGTGGCGTGTGTAAAAATTTGACAAACTTCACACCCTTATACCCCAAATATTTAAACACATTTTTGAACATCCAGTGATGAACCATCATCGGCGGCGTCTTCTTTGTCAAATACAAAGTAGGAAATGAACTGCCTATCAAGTCTTCATAAGTAGTTACACAAGATGCCAAAACATCATTAACAACTATGTTTCCGCTAACAGTAATTGGACTAATAGCGTCTTCTTCAATTACATTTTCAATTTCAACAACTATGGTTGGCTCGAATTTGTCGGCGTGAATGTACACAACGTCTCCTGTTTTAACTTCCTGCGCTGAAATGAGCGTGTCATTTACATAGAGGTAATGTTGTGAAGAAAGCTTTAATATTTCTCCATGGGAAGTTGTTAGTTTTAGATACTTTTCTGTAATACCTAAATCTCTCACAAGCCACATGAAAACTTCGCTAAATAGTGGTTTGCCCGTTTTTGGACATTGAGAAAGAACCTTCATGCCCAACTTCAAATCTCTGAGCTGAATTACAGACGAATCTTCCAAAGCAACGAGTGATGAACCAGGGAAACACCTGCCGCCGCCGGACGGTGGCGAATAGGACTGTCCCGTCCCGAAATTATAGGTCGCTACAGTTAGAGTTGTGGACGCTATTGCGATCGAAGCAGCGGTCGCATCGCCAGCAATCTGATTTCCAGTCTCTACAATCTCGCTGGGCAGGGATACTACGTCATCAACAAACGCCCCAGAACTGAAATATCTATAAATGGTGGTGCCGAGAAAAAACTGAGCCCATTGATCGCCGCTGGATTGATAACACGATGGGAGCGTTTCACCTGGAAGTAAAATACTTGCGTAATCGCCCAAGTCTGCTTGGCTACCACCAAGTGCAGTTGGACAGTTGCCACCCGATCCTCCTCGTTGGCGCATATCGGGACAATATGATACACCAAACCCATCACATAATGTTTGAGGGTTTTGACATATACCACGGTTCCGTATATATACGTTCTTATAACACGAGGTTTGAGGGCGTCGGTTTTCAGGCAATGAGAAGTCGGCTCCGTCCGCACGGCATATTTCTTCAGTACTACATATATCATGAAACGTGGGATCCGCTATAATACATGCACCGGCCGCACCGTCTGGAACATTTGCTGGACTGTAATTTTTATTAAAAAAGTCCCGTTCTCTCCACTCGGTATATGTAGTATCCTGTGCATCAGTTGTCGCTATACCCTGACCTTCAATCCATGGTGATTTTGCGTGACATGCATTTTCGTTTGCGTGTGAACATTGTTTTGGCCTCCCGGCAAGCCCAGTATCTACGAGAACGCCCCCATTGTCAATGCAAATTGAATCAAAAGCTCTATCGTATAGACCCTCGTAGTCGGCCGTTGTCATGTCTGTAAGCAAAGAAGCACTGAATAAGTCGTTGATATCTGTAGAAGTTACACCATACTGTCTCGCGACGTTTCCGAGTAGCTTTACAATGAACGGGTCCGGGTTATCAGCCAGCAACATTACAAACATTTTCTCCTCGACCATGGCATCGAAGAACTCTTGACCGTCACTGTTCACCGTATCGTCCATTTCGTCAAGAGGTCCCCAATACAATGGATAAAACCCAAAAGCCGTCGAAGGATCTACAACTCCATCGTCGGTTTTAAATCCTGCGATGTATGCATTTTTAAGATCTGCTTCCAATATTGCGCGCATTTTCAATAAATCACTCGTTTGTTTCTGATCTATATTCGCCCACCCACCATTATTGGTTAAATCTAGACCCAATTGAACTGCAAGAAAAGCCATTTCAGCTAGAATGAGCGGGCCATGTGTTGCTGCCGTTGCCACCCGAGCAGCAACTTTCGCAGCGATTGACGCTGTAATTCTTTCCGCCGCTTCTTGCCCGAGACGCCGGGCTAAAATCGCCTGAATTTGTACAGACGTGTAGCCAGCCCTCTGAAGGGCCTTTCCCCAAAGCATCCCTAGACGAACCCTTGCCGCCAATCCAAGACTGCTTAATTTTTGGGTGAGCAGTTTCTTAGTACTTCTTGCAATTGCTCTGGCGCTAAATTTCGGCCGAGCGGCCGACTTGAATGACTGAAGTGCCCTGATTTGGCTCTTAATAAGAGTCTTTGAACTATCGGTGAGTCTTCGGATTGCCGCAATTACAAGGCCGGGCGCCAAACCTATCGCAATTCCTGCTAAAAGAGGTCCTAACAGATTCAAAAATATACCAAGGTCCGTCATCCCGTCATCTGGTGGTAGAGTTGCCAAAGCTTGAATAACTGCTGGACTTCGTGACCCGTCATCGACTGGGGCGCCTGTGCCATCGCCATCGCCATCGCCATCGCCATCGCCTGTGCCATTCCGTTTTTTGATAATCAGAATTAAAACAACCACTACCGCAACTGCTAAAAAAATAAACCCCATCGCAAAAATAAGCAATGACCCATCGTCATCGTTCTCCATCTTTCATATTCTAAGATTATTTTGTAGGACCGATCGCGAGTATTATACCCACACAACACATCATTAGGCAACACGCTACAATAACCCATATTACCCAGTTTCCAAGACGCAAAGAGTTGGGGCAAATGAACGGAATAGAGATTGTATCGCAAATTCCACCGACAAGCGGATCTGCAATGTCGCTCGCAAGGTCTACTATAAGTTGCACCGTTTCCTTGATTGTTGATCGGAATTGGTTGCGAAAGGAACTATGACACGTCATGAAACCCCATTCCGGTGTACCATCTCCCATGTCCGTCAATTCAAGTTCAAAAGAGACTGCGTCATCATCGACATCGATGACGACCGCCGTCACGTCGTTCATAGTGGGCGTCGTGTGCGTGCTTCTGAAAGTAAACGTATCGTTTGTACACGGATGGAAAGAATTTTCATTACACGGGATAGGGGGGTTTCCACACTGTTGACCACCTTGCGTCTTGTATGTAAATTTGTACTGGTTTTGCGTATCCTTGATTTTTTCAATCTTTGTAATTTTAACCTCCACGCCGTCGGTGTTCAGTGCACGAATCCCCGCAATCGATAAATACGTTCCCACGGCCACGCCTGCGAGAACACTCGTGGATGTAAGGCCTACAACATATGGTTTGACATTATCCCATCGTGACGCCAGCGGTGGCGGTGGGTTCGGCGGCGGTGGCGGTTCTCCCTTTGTAGATTTGGCCCCGTTGAGGGGGGGTGGGGGTTCTAGGTCATCCACAGCCTTAACCGCATCATCAAAATTCTGGGCGGTGAGCTCGGGGACGTCGGGCTTAGATGCTTTTGAAAGTCTCGAAGGTGATAATCTTTTGATATTCCTGGCTGCTGCCCTCGCGACTGACTTTGCAAGGTCTCCGGAATTACGAAGTGCAGTTTTCAATGCAGACTTCAGAGCAGCACTCATTTATAAAACCAACTATTTTTATTTACCCGCCCGAACGCCCGGTCAGTTTTCACTTAAAGCGCTTGGTTTTGGTTTGAAAAATGGTCCGCCTAGTCTTCTGCCTCCCTGGAAAGTCCTATGACCGCCAGTTCCTCCTGTCCTGGTCTGATCTCCTCATGCAGGCTTCTGCAAAGGGGCATCAGATTATGATTTCGCAGCAGTATTCGTCCGTCGTGCACTTTGCTCGGGCCAAGTGCCTCGGCGGGGATGTCCTGAAGGGCCCGGACCAGAAGCCGTTCCAGGGCGAGGTTGACTACGACGCCATGATGTGGATCGACTCGGACGTGGTCTTCAAGCCCGATGACTTTTTCAACCTCCTGGAGAGCCCCCACGACGTCACGGGCGGCCTCTACATGATGGAGGACCTCCAGCACTTTGCGACGGTCCAGGAATGGAACGAGGACTTTTTCATCAAGAGTGGTTCATTCAAGTTCCTGCGCCCCGAGGACATCGAGGGCGCCCCGCAGTACAAGCCGGTCGCTTATACCGGCATGGGCTGGATGCTGATCCGCAAGGGTGTTGTCGAGTCCATCAAGTACCCGTGGTTCCACTCGGAGCTACAGACTGTCGGCGGTCTCACGGACATGAACTCCGAGGATGTCGCATTCTGCCGGGCGATCACGGCGGCCGGTCACCAGATTTACATCGACACCAAGATTCGCGTCGGTCACCAGAAGTTGCTCACCATCTAAGTTCTTTTCAAACTTTAAATTCAGTTTTCAATTCATCAATTGAACGATAATACCGCGCCAGGTCCTTCTTGAACCGCGCATCCTGCTTGCCTCCTGTTTTCACGATGTAAGCGAGATTTGCCTTCGAGTACTTTGTTCGCAACTGGTTGTCCGTTGGCTTTCGCGGGACGACCTTTTTTGCCTTCTCTGGCTTTTCGGGGGTAGCTTCGGGTCTCTTGTTTATGAATGAGAGCGATTGCATGACGGTATCCGCCAGGTCATCCTTTTTTGAATGCTTGTCGAAGAATGGAACCCATTCCTTGTTCGTTCCCTCGCCCGCGATGAACTCCCTGGCCCGCTCGATCGAAGCCTTCTTGCGCTTGGCGTACATAGCCTTGCCAGGTCCGGCGCAGTCCGGAATCTTGTGCCGGGCGTCCCAAATCACCACATCCTTCTTGGCGACCAGGAAATAGGTGTGCAGGAGGTTCTCAATGGCCTTCATGCCCCGGTTCTTGTCTGGTTGCTTCTCGATCACGACCGTGGAAGCCTCCATGACCCACGGCTT